ATGTCGGCTAATGTAGATACTTCTTCAACTGGAACTGTATATGTTTATGATGCACAAGACCCTCTCTACATCAACAATTTATTTCATATTGCCTGTTCTTGGAGTGATACTTATAAGACCTTGAATATTTATTTTAATGGCCTACTCGTCAAGACTGCTACTCATTCCCAAACAGATACCTTTGCTTTTGCGAGAGAAGATTTCTATATCGGGGCTAATGGTCAAGGGGCGAATGGAAGTGAATCAGCAATTACCAATAAACAATTCATGGGAGAAATGCATGAAATGGCCATATTAAATTATACAAAAGACCAATTCGCAGGAAGAAATAATCTTCTTCCAAATTATGATAATACTCTTCTTTATCTTCGGTTTGAGGAGGTTGATTTGTAATGACATTATCTGTTACTCCTTCAAGATATGAAGCACCTACCAATCCTCAATTTTACTCTACTTCCGTTACAGATGGAAATAGAATATATACGGCAGTTGTTCCTAATGGAGATGTTTCTTTTACAGTTGAAGGATTTGGTGGTTCTGTTACAGAATATTCAAATCTTACTAACACCAAAGGATTTAGAATTAAATGTTATGATGCCTTAACTGGAGAAGGAATTCAGTTTAATCCATCAACTATTGACTTTGAAACATACGATTATTTTGTTTTAGTTTATTCGGATGACGATTATCAGCATCACTTTGCTAGAATTAAGGAAATAATCACAGAAGATGAAGAAGGAGATGCTTTTGAATTTGAACCTAAACTCGGAAATGAAATTCCAAAAAATACTAAGTTTATTATTTTTAAAGGGCCAAGTAAAGCAACAGATGTAGTTGCTATTTCATTAGGAATACTTCAAGATTCTACTAGGGCGCATCTAAGATATAGAATGTCATGTTCTAGGCCATTGTTTTATTTTTATGATGGATTGGATAAAGAAGGAGAACTTAATCATAATACTAAGTATTATGTTATGAGAGAAGATGGAACTGCTAACAGTTACACTCTTGATAATACAAAAGATGTAGATACTTTTAGAACAGTTCAAGACTTTGGCCAAACAATTGTAGATTATAGTAAATATTCTTTAAGAGTTACTTTAACTGATACACTAAGAACAATAGATGTAGAAAGTGGAGGAAATATCACTCTAAATGAAGGCGGAACAATGGTCGCAGATAGAACAGACTACAATCAGTTTCTACCGAATGCTAGAAGAGATTCCGATGATGACATTACAACAAGAGTTTATACTGGAGAACAAAGATATTTGCACTACGATTATTCTCCTCTTAGGGCTAACTTTACCTATGGGGTATATACACATCAAACTTATGATTCAGTTAATGGAAGAGGTGGATTTTCGGAAACTAAAATTGTAGATACTTCAAGAATTCTACAAAAGAAAATTACTGAATTCACAGACTACAAAGTTAGACATATTGTTCATAGAGCAAACATAGATGATTGGTTTGCACTTGAAGCAACATTTAGTAGTGACGCAGGTTCTCATGTATTTACTTTTGATACTACTTTTGATTTAGATGGTTTCATTAATGTTGGAGATGAATTAAAAATTGATAGCCGAATTTACATTGTTCAAACAATTGGTTCGTTTAGTGGTTTTTCGCAAACAATTACAATGAGAAATAGAAGCCGTTTAGAAACTGAGTCTATTTTAACTTCGGGATATTATACTCCTACTTCTGAAGCAATTGTTTATAGAAGGTGTTACAATTTTACAGATAAAACATTAATGGTTGATTTTGACCTTATAGATAACAGATATTCTAAATTAAGCGTTTCTTTTTCTTCGCTTAATATGACAGAATTGTTTGCTACGGTTTCTGCCGTAGATGCAAAAAGAAAAATGATTACTTTGGCTTTTGATGGAGATTCATATTATGATGACCCATTAAGATACGCTTTAGGACAATTTTTAATTCATGTAGAACGGTTTAATGGTGAGATTGAAAACATTTCAAGTAAGAAAGAGAATGGCCAAACTGTTTTTGAAATTAAAGGAAGAGATAAATTCAATAAATTGATTTCTCCAATTGTGAATCTTAATAGTTTGTTTAGTGAAGATATTGTTTATTCTAGCAATAGTCCATATAACAAATTAGGGAATATCAAATCCTCTAGCACATATAGTATTGCATTAGGGGCAACTACTTTAGCAACAGGTGCTAGTGGAAGTAATTTTGATATTCTTCCAGCCGTAGGAGATAACTTATTTACTGCTAATGGATATATTGGAAAGGTGACTGCTGTTTCTGCTGACCCGATAATTTTAACTTTTACTCCTGCAATTACAGAAGCAAATAGCGAAGCAATTTATGTTGAAACAGAAAAGAACTATGTATTTACAAAGGCTCTAGGCTCTAGTTCGCTGGCTAATGCTACTACCACTTCTTTAACAGGTTCAGCAAATAAAGGAGTTTTCTTTACGGCAGGAAATGAAATATCTTCTGTTGATGGTTCGGAAGGTAATTCGCTAACAGGAAGCAGTAGTAACACTCATCCAAAGGCAATAGGCTACTCAATAACTCACCCAAATTCAATTAGTGAAGATTTTTCTTTCCAAGCGAAATTGACTGATGAATTTGGTGGAAGTGCTGATTCGGATTTTGATACTGTAAATGCTTTAATTGATTTTGAAATTGTTTCTATTTCTCAAAAAAATAATGTCAATGTTATTGAATTAGCCCCATATGTTCCAGTTACTTTAGGAAGAAAGGTAGAATATTATGATTATACTGATGAACAAACATTTACTTCGCATGGAACAATAAGTTATATTGGTGGCTCTCCTCCATGTTTACTTCATTTAACTAATTCTTCTGCATATACTTTAAAGGTAGGAGAGGCATTATATGTAGGTTCTTCTAAAACATTTATAGGCAAAATATTATCAATTCATAGTTTCACTACTTCTTCTGTGATAGTTAAAATATTTTTAGATAGAACAATTTATAATTATGGTATTGGAGATGAAATTTTTTCTTCTAATAAAGTAATTACTGATTTAGCAGTAATTAATGGGGCGCACTTATGGGGAGGAAAAATATTAATTCACCCACATTTAAATTATACTAGCGATGGGTTAGTTCCATTTAATGTAGAAAATACGGTTGGAAGCGGAGATTATAATTCTAAATACGGACAAATGTATTATAAACCCGTAAGTAGTAGTTTTGGTAAATTTAATTTAAACTTACCAATAGTTAAAGCATCTAACAAACAAATTACTAAATTTTACATTAATAATAGTGCGTTAAATTATCTATATCAATCTTATCAATTTAAACCGAATCTAAGTTCTAATATCATATCATTTGGTCAAACAGACTCTTCTTATAGAACTCTTCCTTTAGATTATAGAGGAATAGGTAGTCCTTTTGGATATAATATAGCGACTTCTTTGATTCATCAAAATGAATATAATAACCTACCACTTAGAAATTCTGGAGGAGATGGAGGACTAATATTTTATAATAGTAAATTTATAGATATAGACCAATCGGCCAGTAGACTATTCATGTATGTAGTTGGAGACTTACTGCCTTATTCTTCTTTAAGAAAAGATAGTTTAATGTCGGGCAATAAAACAATAACTAACTACGATTTGTTTTTATTAGAAAATAAAAAAGCAACAGACTCTTCAATTGAAGGAGGAAATAGATTACTTTTGAAAGATAGTAATTTTCAATCAATTTCTTTCAATACTGATACTGATATATCTACATTGAAAAGATTTGGATTAATGCGACTTACAGAAATTTGCTTTGATTCACTTTATAATCAAGTAAATCCTGAAAAACCAATATTGAAAAAATATGGAACAAATTATTCCTCTTATATTACCTCTTCTTCTATTACAGATTTAGGAGGAATAGTTTCTATTAGTGGAACGAGCATTGTATTTAGTGGAACTGTTTCTTTAGTTAATGGAGATAAGATTTGTGATGAATATGGTAATTTTATAGGAACGATTGATAGCGGTTCGGGAACAACATATACTCTTCAAGCAGATGGATATTTGACGAATGGCGGATTAGCGGCTTTAAATGCTATTAAAGTAGAAGCACACGGATATACACATCAAATATATGGAAGAAATGAAGTGGATTCTTTATTTGAATTAGATTGGGGGAATATTCATCCATTAAAGGGTGCGGTTGTTCCCGAAGATTCGGCTTTGGGGGGAGACACTTCCGATGAAATATATATTGCTAATGGTGGCACAGTTTCGCAAACAGACCAAGAAATTTATTTGTCCTTTGCATTAGAAGCCAGTAGTTCACCAATTAGTTCTTATTCTATAATCGGTGGCGGAAATAATGCTGATTTAAAAGTTATTTTGGACTATTGTAAAAACCAACAATCGCATGAAGGACTCATAGGAGTGGCATTAGATAGATATGATATTGAAAATGGTGGTAAGCATCCATTGGTTGAAGGAAATACAACTCAGGTATTAAAGGACTCAAAAGCCAATAGTGTTGGAAATGTGGAATTACCAGTATTAACCTCCGACTATCATTTCAAAGAATATAAAGTTCCTATTTCTGCTTCAACTAGTTCTCCAAGTAATACTAGCGATGATTCTAAAAGCGCAGATGGAGCATATATGGTGTTTAAGCCTAGATTATGGATTGGAACTGCTTCAAATGCAACAATAAAATCATCAAATGATAATTTAAATAAAAGCACTATTAATATTAATCCTAGCGGTGGATATAGTAATGGATTTTTACAATTTATTGATTTGACTGGTTGCTATTTGATTCCCGAAGATGGAACTAATATTGATGGTAGCGCAAAAACAGGCGGAACTCAATATCAAAGAATTTCTATGACAGATGTAATCCCTAGTGATTTAATTTATATTTATTCACATGAAGTTAGTGATTCCGATGTGCATGACCACCATCTTATTACTGATGTGGGTTTAACTAATAATACTGCATATAGAATTCTACAACCAAATGAGGTTTGTTTTTACGACTTTATGCCTAAAGACATTTACATCAATATGCTACGACCTTCTTATACAAAAAAGGCTAATAGAAATGAAACTTATAATATCAATAAAGGCTATTTTTATAGAGATGGAACTGATAATGGAAATGAATTGACTTTAGACGAAGGAGTTCTTTCTATGTTCGTGCCAATTGATACTGATAATATTAATGGAGAAAGCAGAATGGTTGTTATCAATACTGATGAGTTTCATGACAATATTTTACCCGAAGGAGAACATGGATTGTATTTTAGTGATGGAGATAATTCTAGCAAAGTAACATTATCAGTTAAAAAACATGATACTAATAACCATTCAGTTGTTTTTTCAAAATTATTAAATTTAAATGGTATAGTTTCTGTTTCCGAACCATTTACTGTAACTTCTAATTCCGAATTAAAGATTAATCCATCAAGAGCATGTATTGGAACAACCGCTACTGTTTGTTTAGAAGCAGAAGATTTAATCAACGAATTATTTGAACAAAATGGAATTGATTTCTCAATTCCAGAGAATACTGATTACCCTCTTTATTTAGCACCTAATTTCAAAGGCGTAGATTTGTATGCGGCAATTCGCTATATTATGGAAAGGAAGGATATGGTTTTGAGAGAAGAAAATGGAACTTTTTCTATTACTCAAGATAATGATTCTACTCATTATAGTAATATTATTCTTAATGATACTGATAAATTCAAAATATATGAATTTGAAAAGGCCACGACTTTATTTGACTTCTACAATGACATTATTGTTTATGGTAATACTCACAAAGCAGAACGCAAAGATTTGAGAAGTGTTCAAAAGCGAGGAAGAAAAACATTAGAACATCACGATAAAACTTTACTAACTCAAGACGAAGTAGATAGAAAAGCCATTGAATTACTTCGCCTACATACTACCTTTAATCAAAAATTAATTATGACTGTTAGCCACGAAGGACTTTCTCAATT